GCTTGGATATTCCTGACTTTGGTGCAGCGGTCAATCCTGATGAATATGGCGAAGAGTTTAGCTTGAAGGATGGCGACAAAGAGCCGTTTCAACAAATGACATTCACGCTTGCAGATGAACAGGCCACGGTAATAAAGAACGCTATCGAGGACATCAAAGCAACGGACGAGTACAAGTATGCCGAAACAATGGGAAACGAGAACAGCAACGGGAATGCGCTTTATTTAATCGTAGCAGCATGGGGAGAGCAAAGGAAATAATCGTTAAGGTGATACCTTCCAAGATTGCGAATGAGTTTGTTAAAAAGCATCATTACAGCGGGAAGGTGGTTAATAGTCAACTTCATTTTGGTTGCTTTTTAGATTCCAAATTGCACGGTGTTTTACAATATGGGCCACCGATGAAAAAGATATATATGCAAAAATATATATCTAAAAACGGTATTAATATGCTTTGGAATGAATTTATAGAGTTAAACAGAATGGTTTTAGATGACTACTTGCCAAAGTATTCGGAGAGCAGAGTTTTAGCTATCACTATTAGAATGATTAAAAAGAACGCCCCGCATATAAAATGCATATTTTCTTTTTCAGATGGTACTCAATGCGGAGACGGAAGTATTTACAGGGCGAGTGGCTTTTTCTTAACAGATATTAAAAGGAATCAAAGTCTTCAAGTAGATGCTGATGGAGTTATATATAGCAATATGTCTATGACTGGCAAATATATTAGAAAAGATTTTCAAGCTAAATTCAAAGATAAAGGCGTTAAAACAAGTCATTCTTGGCAAAAAAATAGAAATTTAGCAGGGACGAAACCGTTAGCTGGATTCCAATTAAGATACATTTACCTAATCGACAAGACCTGCAAAATAACCGTTCCCATATTACCATTCTCAAAGATTGATGAAATGGGGGCAGGAATGTACAAAGGAGAAAAGATTACTTTAGCCGAACGAAAACAAGCGCAGGAAGTGTGATGGCTGCACGTATGGCTTCCAGTCATAAAGAGGGGTTCGATTCCACCTCTGCGCTCAATTGAAACAGTGACCCAACAGTGAACCGATGGCTAACGAACAGAATCTAAAATCGTACAAGAAAGGACAAAGCGGCAATCTAAACGGTCGGCCTAAAGGCGTGGAGAACTCTAAGATTCGATTGCTCCGCCTTTTAGAGTTATCTCAATCCAAAAAGAATCCCGTCAATGGCGAAATGGAGGACTTCACCACAATGGAACTGATGGATATGGCGCAGATAGCAAAAGGATTGAAAGGAGACACAGTAGCATATCGCGAAGTATTAGATAGGGTTGAAGGCAAGGTAACGCAAGGCATTGACCACATGAACGCTGGCAAGGAATTTCCCGCTCCAGTCATTATGACCCCATACGATGCCAATACAACTGAGCGTTAAACAATGGGAGACGTGGCAGATATTAGACCGACCTGAGATAGTAGATGTCTTTGCGGGTGGTGGTGCAGGCGGTGGTAAGTCGTGGCTTGGATGCCTGAGACAGATATACAGGCGCACCAAGTATGCAGATACTCGGGGCTTCATTGGTAGGCGTGACTTCACAGCATTAAGAGACAGTACAATGAAGACGTACTTCGGTATCCTTAAGGATATGGGGTATGAATCGGGTGTGCATTACCGTTTCAACGCCCAAGAACATACGGTGTTCTTCATGAATGGAAGCGAGCAGCATTTCCGCCATATGAGCTACCAACCAAGCGACCCTGACTACAATCGGTTCGGTTCTACTGAGTACACCGATGCGTTCATTGACGAAGCCCCAGAGGTAGCCGAACGCGCGGCTGAGATAGTTATATCGAGGCTTAGATACAACCACGCACGGCACGGCATAACCCCTGAGCTTCTACTAACGGGCAACCCCACCGACAACTGGATTAAGTCGCGCTATGTAATGGCGGAGAATGGCGATATGATAGACCTGCCACCGCATCGTGCGAGGGTTCTGTTTACCATTGCCGACAACCCCGATACCGTACTACGTGACAGCTACACCAAGACGTTGGAGCTTCTTGATGACTACGACCGCGCAAGGTTGCTGCATGGTGACTGGACGGCACGACCAAACATCGAGCGGCCTTTCCTTACGCAGTTAAATCCTGAATGCCACTTCGCCAAATGCGAGTACGATAGAAGCAAGCCGCTGTTCATTAGCTTTGACTTCAACTTAGACCCGTTTGCTATCATTTACAGCCATATATGGCAAGATAAATACGGGTGGCACTTCCATACTTTCGATGAGGACACTATCCCATCAGGAACTATTGATGAGGGATGTGCGCGCATCAAAGCGAAGTTCGGCAACCACGTAATGACTGCAATGATTACAGGCGACAAGAACGGCAACAACAGGACAATGAACAGGCGGGATAACCTGAGTGCTTACGGCATCATTCAGCAGCTACTACAATTGCAGCCCGTCCAGTTTGACATGCCGCCTAACCCAACCCATGCGAATAGTAGGGAGGACTGCAATTCGATACTTAGGCACATGACTGACTTAGTTGTCGGTGAAAAATGCGTAAATTTGCGAAGGGATATGCGCACGGTGGAGATAGATAACGAAGGACACATTAAGAAGTCTGACCGTTCTAAGTCTGCCCAACGTGCCGACCATTTGGACGCTTGGAGGTATCAAGTGAATTGCCGCATACTTAAAGACTGGAAAAAAACATTACGATGAGTGGATACTGCCCAACCGACCCGTGTAGACCGTGTGAGCGTGCATGGCCGATAAACATTTGCCTCGCAACATTAACCATTAACGGGCTTATGGCATCGCAAGGGGTAGAACTACGGTTTCACAACATGGCCGACAACGCCACGCTTGTAGCCTATGGGGCAACGGACATTAACGGTGTGCTGACCATTGCAGCCGCTGACCTGCCATCAGTTGTGAGGGGCGTTGATTACAGGCTTACCGCTGTGGGCTATGCTTGGTGCTATATTGTTACGTTTGACTTCCTCTACGGGGCTAATGGTATAATCCAAGGAACAGCCGAAACACTTACGACATGTTAGAAATTCTAATCATTACAAGCATTGTGATAGTAGGTGCGCACATTGCCGCTGATGAACTATCCTACACGTTCACTGATGGAGTGAAGGGCATAGGCGACTTGCTGCCAAACAAGTGGTTCAAACCAGTTATTACATGCCCAACTTGCATGGCTTCATTGTGGGGTATTGCGTCTGCTATCATTCACGGATTGACTATCTTTGAGGCCGTGCCGCTAATCCTTGCGCTTGCCTTTACCAACACTTTGCTAAACAAATGGGTCAACTAAGCAAGTGGCTATCTGACCTTCACCGTGCCAACGCTGTAAGGAACTCAAAGGCGGGATTAAAGGCAGAGTTCCAAGACGATAAAGGCCGCTGGTATTCATCATTCATTGACGATGCAGACGTACCGATTAGCCGCCTGAGTTTCGCGCATACTCATCTTCAATACATGGCCGCTGGTCTGTCTGCTGACCTGTTTCACAAGGTAATTGACGAGGTGACCGTTGCATTAGCGCACTCCGACATTGTCAAAGCAGGTGCGCTTATATCGGATATGACCGACCTCAATAAGAAGATAGTAAATCTCGATGCTATGATTAACGTGGTGGCTACTTACTACGTGAGGGAGGATGAAGACCCCGTTAAAATAAGCAATACCATACACGCGGAGAAATGCGATTTCCTGAAAACGGAAACTGATGAAGGTCGCTTTTTTTTTCAAGTTCCGCGTACCATGCAATTACTGGGAGGTCTAACTCTTTCCAAGGCGGAGTCGGACGAGCTTTGGCGGGATTATCAAAGCAAGATGGCACTCATCATGAGAAGACTATCGACACAAGTTTCGGGGCAGCCCACAGCCGTATAACTAAAACCCGCAATTCTTGGGATAGCTTTGTGGAGTTTCTTGACGAGACGGTCAAGCCGCGCACGACAGTAGCCCAAATGCGAAGGTCAGAATTTATGCAGTTATTAGTTACATTTGTCAAACGCAAGCGCGAAGAAAAGCAGGCGAAACACAAGACAAATGGCAGAGGAAATAGTAGCAACGTACCGAGCCGAAGTCGAGGGGTATAAGAAGTCTATGGATGAAGTGGTGGGCAAAGTTGGCCTACTATCAAAGGAGCAAACACAGGCAGGCAAGACAGGCAAAGAAGCATTCTCAGACATTGCAGGTGAAGCGGGGAAAGTGTCTCCCGAAATAGGCCGAGCGTCTGCTGCATTCGCTTCGTTCAAAGGCTCTATAATGACAGTAGTGACCGCGATGAAGACACTTCGCGGGGCTATCATCGCGACTGGCATAGGCGCACTTGTCATTATCATTGCCGCTGTGGGTCTTGCCGTGACCAGACTGAAAGGCCCGATGGATAGCCTCAAAGTCGTAATGGCTCAAGTTGGGCAGGTGGTCTCTATCCTATTGGACAGGTTTGCAACTTTCGGGGCTGGGTTAATTGACATTGTTACGGGAAATTTCGGCACTGGTATTGATAAAATCACAGGGTCGTTTAAGGGCATGGGTGATGAGTTAGCCCGTGAAGTGGGGTTAGCAGGTAAGTTGGCAAGGCAGTTAATAGAACTTGAAGATGCGCGCATAGTCTCATCAGCAACGGTGGCTAAGTTGCGGCTTGAGATTGATAAACTAAACTCGACTTACGGAGATACCACGGTGGCAATTGAAGACCAATTAGCCGCGCAAAAGCAGCTATTCGTATTGCGGAAACAACTATCCGACATTCAGACCAATGACATTAGGGAGCTATTAGCTATTGAGTTAGGGCAGGACAAGGTGAACGACAAGGTTCTGTCCTTCATTGAGCGCATGACTGAGAGTAGTAACCTACTCAAAACAACTGGCGAACGTGCTGCCTTAGCGCGCGACTTAATCAAAGAAATCGGGCTGAATGAAAGCACTACGGACGACTTGGAGAAAGTGGGCGGGATAATCGAGCAACTATTGTCAGCAGAGGGTGAGCGGTTTGCGGGGGCTAAGCGTGGCAACGCGGCTATCCTTGCCCTTCAAACTCAGATGGCAGCTAAGGAGAAAGCGATAATAGACGCCAAGGCTAAGGCGCAAAAGGAGGCAGACGAACAGGCGGTAAAGGATGCGGAGGCAGTAGCTAAGCAAAACGAAATAAACGCGGAATCTGACTTTAAGACGTTAGAAGCCATTGCGAAACGTAAGCTTGAGATAGACGCATTCATTAGAGATAGGCGGTCACTCAATGCGCGTCAAATAATGAACGAGGCGGTGGCAGCCGAGCAGACAAAGGCCGATGCAATGGAGACTTTGGCGCGTTCGGTTGGCGCAAGCGAAGAAGATATTATTGCGATACGTGCCGCGTCCACGCATGAACAGTTGCGCATACAAGCCGACTATCATGATGAGGTAGCCAAAATGGATCAGGAGGCAGCGGACTCATTAGAAGCAGACCAGCAGAGACGCGCTAACAGATGGAAGATGACGGACGAACAAATCCTTGCAGCCGCTGGGCAGTTCGCACAAGCATTCCAAAGCATTAACCAAGTCATGTATGCCAATGAGTTCGCGCTATTGGATAAATCACTTGAATCGGGTCAGATAACCCGTGAAGAATACGAAGCAAAGCGTAAGCAGATACTCCGCAAACAAGCCGAAGACCAAAAGGCGTTTGCATTGCTCAGTGCTATTATTAGCACAGCAGCGGCTGTTGCGGCACAGATGCAGGTTCCCGTTGGTGGCTTTGCGTTGGCGGCTATTGCGGGCGTGTTGGGAGCGATTGAGATAGCTGTTATCGCAGCAACGCCTATACCAACATTCGCGCAAGGTGGGTATGTAGACGAGCGCGGTAAGTTCATTGGGGCAAGTCACGCACGGGGCGGGATAGCCATTGAAGCGGAGGGCGGTGAGTACATTACCAAGGCAGCACAGGCGCGTAAATATGGCGACATAATTGAGGCGGTCAATAACAACACCATCGAGAAACTAATTCGCGATAGGTACGTTAAACCCGCTGTTGATTCGGCTATGCTAAACGGGTTCTCAGACATTAACACGTCAGCGCAGTTGAACGGACTTGTCGGGTTCAATGACATGAACCTACTACGCGCAATGGATAGGCACGGGTTCGCGGAGG